TCTTCTAAACTGTTTGCAGAATAAGGAACAATTAAATCATCTGCTTGTACAAATTTAGAAACAGCTCTACCTAGAAGATCATCATAATAAATTTTCTTAAAGGTAGAACCACTTAGGGGTAAATAGAAAAGCATCTGATCAAATTCAGGTTCGTATTCTGGCATTTGATCCATGATTTGATAATTCATAAAATCTTTTACTCTGTGAGCTTGGTCTTGTTTTTCGTTAGTCACATCTCCTAAAATTTGTGCACGTACTGGACCATCAGCTGGTAATAATTCTTTGTAAGCTTGCGCTTGAAATTGTGTAACCGCTTCAGCAAGAACAGGATGGTTAACACCACTTGCTCCTCTAAAAGGTTGTGTTCTTTGTTCGTATTTAAATCCTAAAAGATTTAAACCTTCTCTGTAAGTGTCTTCCCAGTCACCTCTAGATTGTTTGTATTCTGTGTATTTGTCAAATAGGTTTGAACCTAGCTCATCTAGGTATTGATCATTCATAATTTCTGCTAAATTAGAAAAATGATCGTCTGTTTGTAATCCTTCCATGGCATTAGGATCAAAATTTATTTCTGCTCCACCTTCTTCATCCATAGTTACATTTGCTTGTCCTTCTTGTGTTGGAACTGTATCTTCTGGAACTGTAACTTCTTGTTCTACAAAAGCTTCGTCAGTAACTGTTTCGTTGGGTAATGCGTCTTCTATTTTAGCCATATCTCTTTCCTGTTAATTATTGTACACCTTTGACCGACAATATACCTGATAAATCTTCATCTGGCAAGTAATCCTCTATATTCTGATAGGTAGCTCTTTCTCCTTGTGTGAGAAATTGTTTAGCTTTACTTGGAACTTCTTCTAAAAAAGTTTCAATTCCTAATCTTCTTTTATTAGCTCTTTTTATCATTTCATCAGCATCCTCATAATCTGTCATCGCTCTTAATGCTAAAGGAACGTTTACTGCTTTTCCAATAGCAGGATCTTTTAATAAATAAGATCCGGCACTTGCTGCAGCATCATATAATGGAACTCCTGCTGCTAAAGATAATGCAAATTCTGTAGGAGCTAATGCTAAAGCACTTCCTGGAATTTTAGAACTAAATTTTTGTATTACAGGTTTACTACTTCTAAAATTTTCATTAAAGTTGTCAAACATACTTCTAATTTTAGACTTTTCTGGTTGTTCAATTTTATCTGCAGTTGTAACACCTTCAATTTTTTTTAAATCATTTACAGTAGATTTCTTTTTTAATAATTCTCTATATTTTCTAAGATCTTGTTTACCTAACTTTTCAATTAATGTTCTATTTTCTGGATCTACAGAAAACTTTTTATAGTCTCCACCAATAGCTTCTCCTACTAATACTTCTCCGCTATTACTTCCAATAGATAATTTTCTCCAATTTAACAAACCTTCATTACCTGGATTATTGGTATTATATCTATTTATTATTTTTGTAGCTTTTTCATTTAAACTATTATTTTTGGTATTAAATTCTTCTACTGTTATTTTATTTGCTATTTTATCTTTTATTACTTGTTGTCGTTCTTTTACTAAATTTTTTAATGATTTATTATATGATTGCATTGCAGCGTTTGTTTTGTCATCTAGAATTGCAAAATCTTTTCCTCTTGCTTTTACATACTCATCTCCTAATGGAAATAAATGGTGAACGGGAGATGTTTTAGTTCCACTTAATCTTTTTCCACCTTGTGTAATAATTTCATCAGCTATTCTGTTTAATTTATTTATATCTCTTTCTTGTGGAGTTAGCTTATTATATTCTAAATCCATAGATTTTTTAAAACGATCTATAACGGTTCTAACACTACTTGGAGAATAAATACCCTTAAAATATTTATTGTATATATCTTCATTTCTTAAAACTCCTGCGGCAACTGCTTTACTAGAAGTTTTTCCTAAAGCATATCTTTTAGTTAGATCTTCTACAAATTGTTTTTGTTTTTCAGGATCCGCAAACACTACTTTACCTTGAACCATTTTAACTGTCTGACCTTTTTTAATCATGTTTTTTCTAATGTTATCTTCTGTAATTCCTTTACCATCTTTTCCAACAGCATCTGTAATAGCTTTATCTTTTCTTCCTAACTTTCTAGCTTCATCTTCACTAGGCATTCTATTATTTTCTTTTATAAATGATTTAAATTTTTCTAATCTTCTTTTTAAATTACCTCTTTGATCTGAAGTTATATCTCTAATAGATTTACCATGTTTTTTTAAAGATTCAGAATCAACTAAAGCTTGACCAAAATCTGTGTATAGTTTTTGAATCATAGCTTCTTTAACAACTTGACCACCTTTATTATAACCCTGTCTCATAGCTTCTTTAACTGCTTCGCCAAAATCATAACCATCATCCATGAGCTCTTTTACTTTTGCAGTGAATGCTTTCTCGCCGGAACCGTTAGTCGATCCGCCGTCCGCGAATGATTTTTTGTATTGAACAAAATACTCTGGTTTTTCACTATCAATACCATATTTAGCATAACCACTAAAACCTTCACCACCTTCATTATAACCTATTCCAACTTTTCTATCTATATTGCTTGGTGCGTCTTGAAGAAAAAGTTCTTGAGCTCCTTTTTCAATCTTGTCTCTAAATTTGTTATATTGAATGTCTCCTAAAATACTAAACTTGTCTGTTACAGGAGCGGTTACATTAGCTGTAATATCTATTTTTTGTGAATCTGAAGTAATACCTTTAGGAAGTTGAATTGCTGATCTATCTCCTGTACTTATAGATCCTGTTTTACCGGATTGACTACCAGAGCCTTGCGCTCTGATTTTTGTTTTACCTAAATTTTCTATGATGTCTGTGAATAGCGTTTCTGCCATTATCTTCTCCGTAGACTTACAATGCCGCCGTCGAAATATTGTTGATATCTTGGGGTTCCACTTTTACCACCATAACCCATAATACCACCATCTCTAGATGAACCTGAAAAACCTGTTGGGTTTGCATCATAAGCAGATTTAGAACCAGCTCCATCAAATCTTCCACCAGTATCATATGATCCAGTCGTAGATCCTTGAGCTGCCATTTGAGCTGCGTATGCCTTATCCAATGCTGCTTGTTCTGCAGCTTCTTTTCTTGCTTTTTCTTTTGCGTAATATTCCATTCTTTCTTTAAGCGCTTTAGTTTTTGCTGCAATTTGTTGAGGGGTTAATCCCATCTTTGTATATTTGTCTATAGCTGCTGCATATGCATCATCTAAATCATCTGATTTTTTACCTACAAAGTCTGCATAGTTTCCCAACAAAGATTCTTTATTAATTCCATATTTATCTTTGCCACCAATTCCACCTTCAGAAGTGTAAGTAGGTCCTGATTTATTAAAAGCTACGTCTAAATCTGATAAATCTTTTCGACCCATCATTCCGGCAACACTTGCCATTGCTGAAACAGGATTCATAAAAGACATTGCTATTCCTATAGGACTTTGTTTAAAAGATTTATATGCTGAACCTATTCCTTCAGTTACATTATCTACTGTGTTTTGAAAAAAACCTCTATCTGTTTTTATGTCAAACATATCTGGGTTACTTGAAATTATTTCTGCATTAGTTCTACTTTCTAAATTGGGATTTTGTGTTCTCATTTGATTTGCTATTTTTTCATTTAAAGGATCTCTAAACGCTGCACTATTAATAGGAGCGGCTCCTGCAGTTCTCGGTGCATTTAACGTAAGACCACCTATTCCACCTCCGCCACCACCGCTTTGATATTGATTTATGTTTTGATTTATAATCCCTTGACTAGGAGGTGTAGGTGTAGGTGTAGGTGTGGGAGTTGGTGTAGGTGTAGAACTTCCACCAAACAAATCTAAATATTGTTGTAAAGTATATTGACTTTGTAAAGTCGGGTTTTGATTATATACAGCTGTTAAATTTTGTGGGCTCATTAATAATACTCTCTTACTGGTGTCGGAATGAAATCTTCTTTTTCGTCTTCAGGGTGAGATATAAATCCTCCCTGTCTAAATCGCATTACCGCCTGTGTTGTACTGTCCACCAAATCATCATGATCTCCATAAGGAAATGACGCACACTCTTCTACTACCTCTTCTGCGAATTTCATATCCGGCGCCCAAATTTGGCCACTCTCAAAAAGAGGAGCTACGGCGTTTACTCTAGCATGTTTATCATTACCTCTGCTAGGAGTGAAATTTATAACAGGTATCCCCATCTTTCGCAACTCATAAGTTAGAGGTAATCCAGATGCTTTAGACTCCACGATCACCGTTTCTGGGTTCCAATACTTGTATTGCTCTAATGCTTTTTTACGAAGTTCTGGAAACTCTAAACGTTCTTTGACTGCATCTAGTAATATTAAATTAGGAGGTGAGTCTTCATTAGGTCTAAATACACCCCAAGTAGTAATAGCAGAATAATCGGCTGATTCTTTTTTAAGAAATGCAGTATCATAAGATTGTATAACATGTTCTAATGGAGGCATAGTATCTTTCTCCCAAACCTTCCACCACTCACGTTTAATTAAACTACCTTCTTCCGCGGTCGGGTTTTGCATCCATTGCGCGTTCCACTTACCGATTGAGATAGAAGCTTTGACACCTTCTAATTCATCAAGTTTCCAATACTCTGGCCAGACAGGTTTATTACTTGGTAGTATTGCGGGGAACTCAATAATATCCCATTTATCTGATTTTAATTCTTTTTGATTTTTAAGAAGCATTCCTGTTAAGTCTTTCATATTCCATCTTGTCATAACCACAACGATTGCTCCACCAGGCTGTAAACGCTGACGTGGACCTGACGTATACCACTCATAAGCTCGCTCTAACGCAGTCACGTTCAACGCATCTTGCTCCGAGTGTGGGTCATCAATAATTAAAAGATCCGCGCCCCGTCCAGTAATAGCCGAACCTACACCGGCCGCGTAATACTCACCGCCTTGCGAGGTTTCCCATTTACCAGCAGCTTGTGAATCTTCGCGGAGCGTGGTTTTAAACATTTGTTGATACTCCGGAGAATCAATTAGTGTTTTAGCTTTTCTACCAAATCTAATTGCAAGTTCAGTTGTGTGAGTAGATTGAATAATTTTTAAATCAGGTTTACGACCAACCATCCAGGCAGGAAGTAAAAAAGATGCAAACTCAGACTTAGTATGTCTAGGTGGCATATTTATAATTAATCTTTTGATCTCACCTTTTGCAAGCTTATTAAATTTGTCAGCAATTTTTTTGTGATGTTTACCTTCAATAAATTCTGGCCAAACATGTTTTACAAAAGTTAAAAAATCTTCTTGTACTTTTATTTGTTTTTCTTTTTCAGATAGCTTGATGGCCATCTTCATATATTCTTTTTGAACGTCAGGTGGTAATTTGTCTATGATTTCTTGGTTCATTTTTTTTCTTCTATTTCATAAAAGAAATTATCTGTGTCTTCTGTTTTCCATTTACCACTATCTTCTACATTCCATTCGTTAGTTTGTACTTTCCAATCAGGAATATTATTTTTAACAGTAAAAGAAGGTAAGTCCCAAATACATCTGTTGTTAGGTTGTGCTGCAAAGTTACCATCATCAAGTGCAATGATATGTGCACATTTATGTTCTTGTGGTATTTCAGAATGATCTGTGTCTAAGATGTTGGCATCTGGATGACCCCAGTCTACTGTAAATAAATAACGACCAGAATGTTTCTTTTTATCTTTACCAAAATAATATCCTGAAGCTGCGCTTAGAATAGACCAGTGAGTGACAGTAGGATAATAGCTAAAACAATTCCAAAGCTCCA